ACACTTCCCAGCCCGTGGTCTGTTGCGAGGGACTATAATTCACGTCCAGCAGTTGCCGGTCTCGCGTCCGATAGGACGAGGCCAATTGCGCATGGACCGCACTTTGCTGTTGGATGGGCAGTGTGAGGGGGGCTTGAAAGATCCCCGCATCGGGGTTCCACGTGCTGAACGGCCCCATCAGCCGATTCACGTCCGGGGTGCGGTAACTCGCCGCTATGGCACTCTGGGTAAAGGCGCCCTGCAGGAGCGCAGGATCAAAGGGAATCCCAAAGCGGCGGATTTCCAATTCCTGCCAACGCGGGTCCAGGAGGGGCGCCGCTTTGGTCATAAACGAGGCCGCTTGCGAGACAATAGGAGGCCCGTATTGCGAGGGGCTGGCCCCCACATTCGCATCGAGGAAATTTTGGATGAAGGCGACCGATTGCTCGAATGGGGTCAGCCTAACATCAAGGCCTGGACGGTCGGCCGTCCGGAATGATTGCGTTTCACTCTGAAAGATGCCGGCCCAGGAGGGAATGCTGGCGATGGCCAATGGGGTGATCCAAGACGTTTGCTCATAGCCGATCCGTGGATAGACCCTGGAATAGACGGTCATCGACTGGCCGCCCGTCCACGTCTTATAGGTCAGGGGATCGACGAGCAAGAGGGACGCATCGAGCCAGGCCACGGATTCCGGTTGGGCCGTCTTGAACGTCGCCTGATCGGGCGTGCGGAAGGAGCTCGCCAACTGGCTCAAGGCGGGACTCCAGGAGGCCCAGGTCGGCGTGAGGAGTCCCGGGAGATTACTCTCGCCCACGCCTGCATCACAATCGAGGAGCTGCGGATTCAATTTTCTCGCATCGGGCGTGCGATAGGACGAGGCCCATTGGGAGGCCCAGACGCCGGCGCGCTGGGTCGCCAACGTCGCCAGGACCTGCGGAATCCAGCCGACCGGCTCGTACTGACTGCGCGGGACAGATTTCTTGACAATCGACAGCATCAGGGCACCAGGAGCGGATAGGGGTCCACAGCAAAGAGCACATGCGACCCCACCGCCGATTCATTGCCGACGGCATCGGTACAGGTGACACTAAAATCCAAGGGCAATGCTTGGGAGGGCACGGGCCCCCAGGTCAAGGTCACGACGGGCAACTGCTGCGCGCCTCCCGTCGGCCCGGAGGCCGCAATGTTTGACGATTCCACTACAGCTTGACTATCGGCGAGCATATACACGTTACAATGATCCAAATCTGTTAAGGGCGTACTATCGGCATTCAACGACGGCTCCGTATAGGCCACCACGAAATCGCCCCCCGTGGGGCGAATCGTGAAGGCCGACAGCACCAACCAGAGAACAAGTATGCCATACACCATACAAATGTATTTCAGGGCTCCCACCACATTGTCTGTCCATCGACGCTCCCCGCCGTGCTCGAGATAATCAGCGTCCCAAACGATAATCCGGTCTGTCCCCCGTCAGTTTTGAATCCTTCGCCTTGTGGTACGGACCAGCGCATGCCGCCGCGTTGATTGAACGAAAACAGGGTAAAGGTATTGGTATTGTAGGTCGTGGGTTCGGCGGAAAAGGCCACGCCCGCTGTAAATTGCGAGGCGTTTTGGGCCTGATCCATCTTTTCCGGCGTGGGCGAGGAGCCCGCCGTCCCGGCTCCGGCATTGCTGAGAAAGGCCGCTTTCGCTTGATGCTGCACATCCGCTGGCGACACAGTACCTGCGCCAGAGGCCACATGCTCCACCGCTTCAAAGCGTTTCCCACTGGCCCCAATGATCTTACTCGACGTTTTGTTGGCGGTAGTGGTCCCAAAGGCACTGAATCCGATAAAGTATTTTCCCATGGCTCTCCCTCCCTGGAGAAAGAGCCTCGATGTATACGGTCGGCTCGGACAGATTAAAGGACACTCGCGACGACTTCCTCACTTTCCAAATGCTCGACGACAGTATAGATGGGTTGCGGGATTTCGCCGTCATGCTGCAAGGAGAGACGCGTCCGGTGCATGGCCGCCACATCCTCGCGATCGTAGGGCCCGCAAATAATCACGGTGAAGGCCCCTTCGCGCGCCCGTTGCACGTCATACCTCACTACGTCCGATCCTCCCCACGTTCCCGCACCCAGTCATAGGCCAACTGGACCGCAGGCAATGGCGCGGGGGCCATGAGGGCCACCTGATTATAGACGCCCCAATTGACGAAGCGTCCGCATCGTCCGCACCGCCGACGAAACACATAGGTCTCCGCCTTCCAATGCGCTTCGGTATCCGTATCGACTTCCATTTTGCAAAAGATGCAGTAATCGAGGCCTGTCGAATCGAATGGATTCCGTCCCGAGCGCGGATGGCCCATCATATACCACGGACGCTTGCCCGGCGCTACTAAATTAGACATATTGAACACCCCAGGAGCCGGCTTGCTGCGTAAAGGCTGGGACCAGCTGCGCCACGGTGGCGATCGAGAAATTGCCGCCCTCCCAATTGTCCACGTTCGGCGACGTAAAGGTCGACGAAAAGCCGATCCCTGGCTTCCCTGATGCAGGACCACCACCTCCAGTATCGTCAAACGTATAGACTTGGTTCACGTTTTTATCGAAGACATAGAGCACCAGCCCGGCAACGGCAAAATAAAACGTATCCCCATTGGTAAAGGCTTGTGTCCACGACGATCCTCGTTGGGTATATGTTCCGGTGACGACTCGAAACACGGCCGCATTGTTAGTGGCCGCATGGTCAATGAAAAAGACAAAGTTGGTATTCGTGGCTGCCGCAGTTCTCCGAAGGATTAACCCACTGCCGGCCCCGTTCCCTGCCCCGTTCGTGGTCGTCAAATCCCCTTTGGAATATTGATCATTGTTAAAGGAGAGCCCACTATAAAACGCATAGGCATCGCTTGCACTCGTGGGGACGGCCACCCCACCGAGCTTTTTGACTGCGCCCGTGGGTTGCGTGGCGACGGTCCAGACGCCGCCTTCCGAGATCGGGTTCTCGTCGGTCGTAAAGGTGCTGGAGGCGACAGCCGTAAAGTTGGGCATTATTGCACCTTAACTCCCGTGGGCGCGGCCGGTGGCGTCACGTCCGTCCCGAGATTATTCCACGCCGTAAAGAGCGCGAGCAGATCCGCATCGGTCAGCGCTTGCGTATAGAGCGCAAAGTCATCGATCTTCCCTCCAGGCGCCACGCTTGTCCCGAATCCAGGGGCCGAGCCAATCTGCAGATTCCCCGTGAGGGCATAGGCCGTATATGTTTTCGCCGATTGCGCACTCGTCCCTTTCACGCCATTGACAAAAAGCGTCGCGGTACCCGCATTGAGACGCAGGCAGAGATAGGTCCACCCGGCTTGCACGGGAAATTCGCTATTCGCCGCAGCGGTGCTGCCTTGAATGCCCATGCTCCATGTCCCGCTAATATCGGACAGGAAGAGGGATTGCGCGGTGCCTAAGGGCGCCCCGAAATAGGTGCGGGTGGCGGATTCAGCGCCAGGATCTGGAAAGATTGCCTGACAGATCGTGAGCGGTTGCGTGAGGACATTGATCCCGGACCCAAAAGGCACCGCGACAAAATCATTGACCTGATCGAGGAAATGCACGGCGGTGCCGGTATGGCCGGACACCCAGGTTGGGCCATTCACCAAGGTCCCATTCAAACTATTGGCCGTGCTATCCAGCGCGGTTGTTCCGCTGCCATCATTGAAGGCATATGCCACATGCAGTTCTTGGGGAAGTGAAGTCGAGGAGGCGAATTCATAGGCCCCCGCTTCCCAGGCGCCTATCGCCGGACGTTGCACGCCATCAAAATCCAAGGTGGGAGCCACGCTGGTGAGATTCAGCCCGAAATTGATTGCCCCGCTGCCACTCGTCAGATGGAGATCCGGGGACGCCGGCACCGCCGTCGGCCCATTGACGAAATTGGGGTTCGAGAGATTGCAGGAATTCCCCGCGGCGATGAACTGGGAGGAGAAGCAGAGGGTATCGCCCACCGTATCCCAGAAATAATTGTTCGTGACCTGATTGTTCGTCCCATTGACGTTCAACCAATAGATCCCTTGGGCAATGCCAAAGCTCGGCGCGACATTCTGAAAGAGCAGATTATTCTCGAAAACATTATTATTCCCAGGGCCTTGGCCCGTCGGCGCCGGACCGCCCCCATAGAGGACGATTCCCGATCGGATCAATCCCCAGGCGATCGTGTTGTTCGCAATGAGGGAGGTACTGAAGCCGGCATAGGAGGCGGAGACAAACTTCGCGGCGTTAAAGGCATAGGCCGCCAATTGCATCCCATAGTAGCCAAAGTCGTAGACCAGATTATTCGTCACGGTATAATTCGTGCCCGTCAAGTACATCCCATGCCCATCGCAATGCGCGGGATTCACCGTATCGGATGGGCCGCCATTACAATAGCCAATGCGATGGATCAGATTGCGGTCGATCGTAATAAACTGCCCCTTCGCGAGAATCCCATCGCTCGCTAACCCATCCACAGCGGTGACGGCTTCTGCCGAGCTGGCATGGATGTGATTCCGTCGAATCGTGACATGATCGCCATTGTCAATTTTAATCGCGCCGCTCCAGAAATGCGTAATTTCAAACCCTTCGATCGTGAAATACCCGACGGGGGTCGTGGCCGTCGTACCCCCAATGAAAAAGCGAGAATTCGCGGTACTCGTATCCGCGAAACTGATGACCGGAAAATGCCCAGGGAAATCTTTAATGATAATCGGGAGCGCGCCCGTGCCTCCGGGGCCGGAATAGGACAGATTTTCAGGATAGGTGCCATTCTTGACGAGGCACGTATCGCCGGCCACCACTTTATCCAGGCATCGCTGAATCGTGAAGAAGGGGGTCGCGGGCGAGGTCCCATTATTCAGATTGTTGCCTGGGAGCAGGCGGTCCACATAATAGGTCGTGGGCACAGCCCAGGCGGAGAGCGGCCAGAGAAGCAATGCGAGGGTCAGCCAGATCTTCAGAGCCATAGAAAATATCTCCAGCGCCCCGTTACTGGATCGTAAGCACAAGGCCCGTCGGGGCTGCCGGAGGGACCACATTGATCACCTTATCCGCACTCGCTGAAAAGGCCGATTCGTTCCCGGCCGTATCCACCGCCGACACGGCATACCAATAATCCCCATCGACGGCGGCGCCCGTGAGCACATCCTGATAGGTCGGCGTCGAAATCGCCACCATGCCGGTATTGAGTTTCGGCGTCGTGCCTTTCACGGGCGCGCTCCCGACCGCGCGATAGACGTTATAGCCCGCCAAATCAGGCTCCGTGTTCTTATTCCAGGTCAAGATGACAGTCGTAGCCATGCGTCCTCCTATTGCCGATGCTCCAAATCGAATTGTTTGGGCTCCCGATGCGGAATCTTATGCCGCAAGATGTCCTGTCCATCCGAAAATTGCTGTTCCACGAGCGCTTTTACCTCCGCTTTCACTTCCGATTCGACCGACTGCATGAGCCAGCGCGCGAGTTTAGTTTTCACGGAGGTAAACATACACGTCGCCGCTGGAAATCTGATTCAGCTTAAACCCGTAGGGCGCATGGACGCCTTCATAGCCTAAATTGGCTCCGAGATAGGTTTGGACATCATTGGCGCGTCCGCGCCAGAGGCGAATCCCGGTCTGGGGGCAGGTCACCTCCGCCGTATCGCCTGCGGTGCTGCTCGCTTCCCAAATAAATTCGAGAATCCGGCAGGGCTGAATGAAGGTATCGCCCGCCACGGAGAGCCGAATGGGGCCGATGTTGGGTTTCGGCATTTAGGTCACCACTGACGGCGCATAGATAATCTGCGCGATCGGACGTCTCGACCATGTGCCCACCACGGTCAGCCTCAGAAGCTCCGTATCGATGTCTATGGCGAGTCCTTCGCAGTCATTGACCAGTTCCTCTGCCTGCCCTATCGCGTCCATGAATCCTTCGAGCGTGGTCATGGTTTCGGTCATAATCATGGACATGATTACATGCCTCCGGTGACGCCCCAGAGCGCCGCGCCGGTTTCGGGCAAGGCGCTAGGATCGCCCCCACCATTCGCGCTCCCACCTTGATTCCGCCCCGCTTGATTCGCATTCACTTGCACCATCTTTTGCGAAAGGGCGACCAATTCATCGACCAAGCGCGTATTGGAGATCTCGAACATCTCCGCAATCTGCGTCATGAGCTGCTTGCTCATCGCCAATTGCGGCGCTTGGCCCAGGAGTTGGAGGAACGACATGAAGGCCCGGCGTTCGACATCCAAATTTTTGGGGCGCGAGGAGCCAGGGACCACCGTCACTTCGGCCTCGAAGTCCAATTGTTCGCGCGTCACGGGTTTCCACGCCTCCTGCCCGAAGTGCGCCATCAGCAATTCCTTCGCGCCGGGGATTTGCTGGAGGACCAGCGGATCAACGCCATGCTCTTCCTGTACATACTTATCAAACTCCTCGTCCGAGAACCCGCGCAGCTTGACCCAGAGTTTCAACGTGAGCGTGGCGCGCACGAGCTGATACATCTTATGCCCGGCAATCGTGAGCCAATCGTTCACCGCATCCTGGAGATCCGCATCGCGTAAATTCGCCGCCCGTTCGACGAAGGTCGCTTCCGTCGCCGTGTCCGCATCGGGGCCCGCGAGCCGCGCGCCCGTCTGCCCGGTGATAATGCGCCAATCGTTCAGGATAAGCGGGATGTCTTTATAAATGGCCGCATTGATGTCGGGAGCGGTGAGCATGACAGGGGGCCGCATGACGTCATTGATTTTCGCCCCGACCATATCCTGCGGGTTCTGCAGGAGCTTGGCGGCTTCCTCAGAATTGGGAAAGGTATCGTCGTCATAGACAAACTTGCGCGCGGAGCGTTTCGCGCCTTCCATGATCTGCTGGCGGCGGATATTGTATTCCCGTTGCGGCCCGAGCCAGTCTTTGACATAGGGATAGGGCCAGGGCAAGGGATCGGGCCCGAGAATCGGATTGAAGCCCGGCAAGATCGCATAGGGATGCTCATCAATGCCTTTGGGCAGCGGGCGATTAACTAAGTATTCTTGGAACTCCTGCCCATCGGCCCACATGAGCTGCGCCTTCTTCTTAAAATCATAGATTTCATAATAGCGAAAGAGCGGATCAGGTTCCTCGAGCGGCTTGGTACGCGATTGCCGCGAATAGGTGGTGCTCGCTTCAATGATGTTCGCATTAAATTGGTCCCGCAGATCTTTCGGAAACCGCTCATCTTCCTTCGCCTCTTTTAAGGGCACCACGATTTCCTCACCCAGCCAGGTCCATTTCGTGGGGTCCGGGCCCTCATCCGGCAAGAGCATGAATCGCGCATCGACCCACTCCCACCGATAGACATCCTCGCGCAGAATCTTGGCGGGTTCGACAAGTGGTGTCCCCTTCAGCGGGTCTTTCATCTGGATGGGTTGGCCATAATCATCATTGAGGGCATTCCCCGCTTGATCCGTCGCCATAATCGGCTCGCCCGCGCCGGGATTGGGCACCAGTTCTGGGTCGTAGCAGACTTTCAAGACGGCGATGCGGGAGAAGTTTTGGAGGATCGCGAGCCGCGCGGCTTTTTTGAGATTCTGAGCACGTGTCGCAATCGTGGAGAGGACGCCTTCTGCGACCCGCGCATCATCCTCATGCGCCGGGGCCGCCTGTCCTGGCTTTGGTCGAATAAAGAATTTTGGAGCTTGATAGACAAGGTTTGGCAATATGGTTTTAATTGTGGCCAGGACATGGTTGAGAATAACCTGATCGCCTCTTGTAAGTGCCGGCCCTCGACCTTTCCCAAATCCGTACTGCCGTCCAATGATGTAGTTTTCGCATTCCTCGACTTCATAATCGCGCTCCCAGTTTTCGCGGACCTTCTTGCTGCGCTCGATGCGCTTCTTCCAGGTGGTGAAGTCCTCATCCTCGCGCGCCGCACTGCCCAATTGCCCCGGCGACGGCGTGCCGTCATTCGTGGGTTTCTTGGCTGGCTTCTCATCTGATTTCTTCTTCGCCATCCTAGCCAATCATTTCACGTTGCATACAAAAGGAGGGCGCTTCCGCCGCCGGATTCTCTTTCGTCGAATCCGCCACCTTGCGCCACCAGGCAAAGGAATTCGGTTTCTGCGGCGCCCACTGCTCGCGCGGCTTCGGCGGAAACCGCAGGAAGAAATACTTCATCGCATCCCAGGCGTCGTTGTCCTTATCGACGAGTTCTTCCGGTTGCGCGGCATCGCGGCTGGCCTGCGGGCTGCGATCCTTATGGCGTTGCAACCCGATTTCACGGATCAAGTTCGGACAGGCCAACGTAATGCGATACTGCGGCTGCAGCGGGTCCTTCCAATAATGCCCATAGAGCCATTCGGCGACCATCGTATCGCCGCCGCGCTCGCCCTTCGTGAAATAGACGCCCTCCTGCATAAAGAGTTTCGCAATACATTTCATCGTATTGTCGCTCATGATTTGATCTTCCGCCCAGATCGAGGGGTCGGCAATCTTGAAGGTTTCCATCCCAGCGTAAGGGTTGCCAGGAAATCGGCGACCGTCCGATAGCGTGACCGATTCGCCTCGAATAATCTGCGCAAGTTTGGCAACTGGGATATTTGAGCCGTAACATTCCCAGAGGGTGACCATGCTGCCATCGCCATTAAGGCCATGGACAAGATAGCAGAGCGGATGTCGCCACCCATGATCATAGGAAGCATAGAGTCGATAGCCAATTGGGTTGAAGACGGGGATGACGATTTTGCCGTTCGTGCTCCATTGCTCCCACGACGGAAAGAGCCGCGTCCCGCCGAGCGCCCCATAATCGACCTCCATCTCCTTGCGCCAGCGCGGACTGGCCGTCCCGCCGGGATAGCCCTGGGTCGCATCGACCAACCAGGCCTCGCCCTCAGGGGTCCCCGGACGCTTCGCGGGATCGGCGCTGTAGTGCAGCCGCAGCACCGGAATGCCGCTGGTGGTGAGCCGTTCAGTCATCCCTGGCTGCATCAGCCGACTTTGCCTTCATCGAGGTCCCGCTGGATCACGCGCACGCCGTCCTTGGTGAGTTTCAGTTCATAATCGAACCGCTTGTCGATCGGCATGAGCAGCACCGCATGGCCCAGGAGGCCAATGGTCCAGCGATCGAGTTGCTGGAGGTCCTTCGTGACATCCTTCGTCTCCGTCTGCTGCATCGTCTGGTTCTTCATAGTGCCATCTGGCCGCAGCGTGCGCAGACCTTGCCTCGTCGCATGGTGGGCGGGGGGATCGGCGCCGGCGTCCGCTCCACTCGCATCGTCAGTGGCGTCGGCAAGTCGTGAAAGATCCAGTGATGGCCACACCGAAATCCTGGCGTATCCTGCGGGTCGCAATTGCGCTCCCAGGCCGTCATGCCGCCGCCTCCACAAGCTGGGCGAACGGGCCCGGCTCCGCCGAACTCACGCCGATGAAACTCCCACCGCCTTTGATCGCCGGGAGCGCGGCCGTAAACGCCCCGCCGAACTCCGGTTGAAAGGCCGATTCATCGCTGAAGATCACGGAGGGCGTATTGCTCCGGATAATGTCCTGGCCTTCGGGAATCCCCCAGATATGCGAGCCGTTCGGAAGATAGAGATGCGCGAAGGTCCCGCATTTGGGAAACGTCATCGTGCGCAGATGGACGGGGAGATGCGTTTCAAGAAAGCTGATCCGCGCGACGAACGGATCTTTGACAAAGACCAGATTCGCCGCATCGTCTTCGCGCTTGCTCTGCACCAAAATGAGCTGGAGGGGGAGATATTTCGCCCGCCAGAGGAGATAGGCGCAGCAGAGCCACGTCACCATGATTTGGCGGGATTTTTCGACGAGGCAGATGCCGGAACTGGCGCAACCTTGCAGCCACAGGGGAGAATGTCCGGCTCGGCGGGCATACTCGGCAGAATCAGGACGTAGCAGCCGACCGGCAACGCAGAGTGTATCCAGCAAGGCTCGGAGATATAGCGCATCAGGGAAGGGTTTGATGGGATTGGCGGTGTCATGTTCGTCCTTCGTCATCAAGCCCGACTCAAACACGAAATACTGCGCGTCCCGCCGGCAGCGCTCCGCCTCCAACTGCTGCGCCGCCGTGGCTTTGAGGCGCGGCGTCATTTCTCCAACAGCCGATGCTTGGTGTTTTCCGTTAAGAGTTTCACGTTCATCCAGACGGTCAGCAAATTGAACAACGTCAAAAAACAAATCAGCAGCACGACGCCCCAGTCATCGCTCATCCGTCGCATCCGCAAAGGTAAAATCCGTCACGGGATAGTGCCGCTGCAACTGACTCGCACACGGCCGGCAAAACCACCCGTGCTGCGTCTCCCGGCTCATCGCCCAGCGCACATGAATGGGGGCCTCACTGGCCCCGCAGTTCACACAGATCATGCTGGCTCCCGCTCCGTCATCCAGCCCTGCACGATCGCCAGCTGCTCCGCCGTCAAGGCCCGAATCCAGTCCGCCCCCAGGATCTCGGGCCGTGAATCTGGCTTCCCGTTCGTGTACTGAATCAGCCGCGCCGTCTCATCCACCACCTTCGCCGTATTCGCCATCGTTTTCGAGAGCGCCGTCACATCGGCCACATGAATCTTGAACGTCTTCTTACAGTGCGGGCATTTGGTTTTGCGATCCGTCATGCCGGAATATTCCGTGTCCCGCAATGCCTTCGCCTGCTTCGCCAATGCCGCGACCGCGTCCTGCACCGTCTCGCTCGCCTGATCCAGATTAATCCCGCCGTTCGCCACCGCAATGGCCGCATCGAACTGGTCGGTAAAGGTGCTCGCGCGGTCGTTCTGCCTCAATGCCGGATTCTTTTTTGTCTCATTCATGATCGGTTTCTAAGGCTGCAAGACAAATTGCTAACATCGCACTATCGGCTTCTCCTGTTGCGTGCTTCACCTTTCCCCATTTGATGAATCGAGCCGTCCATCGACCGTTATGCCTCGTCAGCGAAAAATCCCAGTCACTCAAATGCGTCACTACGTTCCCTATGGCCACAATATCCGTGGAATATGCAGGAACAGCTTCAGGAAGAAATAGACTGATCGCGCCAATCTGTTGCGGCGAACTTGGAGGACATCCCCAATTCTGACGATGCACACTCCACCCCATCAGGCGAGTCGCTATTGCTTGATCTAACTCTCGCAAATCAATCGTCGTCTCAGCCGACATGGTGGCGCAATCATTCATCTGAGCCCCGGCTCCTGATTGAGCAAGCGCCGATACCACTCGGGCGCCGGCATCGCCCCCGTCGGATCATGCCGCCAGGCCCAATGCGCTTCAAACTCCGGCTCTCCGCACACGCAGGCATAGCGGTGACAGCGCGGACAGGCCCGTGGTTCACGCCCCATCAGTTTGAGTAATTGCTGGCGCTGGACCTGCAACGCCTGCCACGTCCGTCTTATCGCGTCAGCCATAGCAGCCCCGCACTCACCACGAACAAATACAGCATGCATAATGCAAACCAATTACTACCTAGGAACTTCTTCATCACGAATCCCGCCGTTAATCTTCAACGCCCACATCTCGGCTTCTGCTAAGCGCGCCAAGGCTTGCTGAAGAATAATCGAATTCCAATGGCCATCCGCGTCAATCAAGACTTGATTGAGTTCGGCAAACAATTTCGGAATGGCCCGCTTCGCATCCGTGACAAACATGGCTCATGTAGCCCTAGCAGAAATTTTCTCGACGACTCATGGGCTGAAGCGGTGGCGCAGTCGAGGTCGCCCCCTCCCCCCCATGGCTCGGACGGATAAACTGCGAGTTGACATAATGATCGTTATCTGAAGTAGACGCATAACATCTTGATTTCATGAACATTCTCACGACAGTTTCCTATAATTCATCCAAGCATTCATCTGCTTTGGGTGCCGAATCAATACATGCTTGCATTCAAGCGGCATGGGAACGTGGCTTCCTCTCTCGCTCCAATGCACGATAGCGGCGGTCCTTATTCTGCTCGATCGCACTCTTCATTTCTTCATGGAATTGTTTCGCCTTCATCAATTCCCAGCTAATCATCATGGCTTCACTGGCATAGAGCATAGGCCGTCGATGGATATGTTTGCGCGGGAAGCAGGGGATCTGATGACGGAGCTTAATGGCAGGGAAATGACGATATTGATTCGGACTAAAGCCCGCACGAGCCAGAATGGCCTTGGCCCCGAAATAGACCTGCATGGCCTTCTTGTGGCACAGGGGGCGGGGGAAGTCAAGAAAATAGGGCTTGACAAGTCTATATGTATAGCGTATCAAGTGTCTCATGAGTGAGACCAATGGATTTTTTCTTCCCACCTTCACCTGTCTCCGCTGTTTGCATCACTGGGTACCAAGGAAATCAGATCGACCGATCACCTGTCCAGGCTGTCGGTCTCCGTATTGGGATCGACTCAAGATCATTCCAGCGCGCGAGGAAACGAGTGCATAATCTCTTCTCTTTCTTTCCCTTTAACTCTCCCTTTAACTCTGACTCTAAGATGGTAGAGGGTGGCTTTAGCCACCTTATAGGCAACCTATAGCCAGGCTATAAGGTTAAGACGTTGATTTCACTCCCGTTTTTCAAGTTCTATGTGAACGACTGGTTAAACTCTGAAAAGATTGCATTCCTGACTCTTGAACAGGTTGGCGCCTATATTATGCTGCTCGCGAAAGAATGGACGCAGCCGACGTGCACCTTACCAGGCGATCCTCGATTGCTGACAGCACTCATTAAATGGACTGGGAGTGAAGAATCGTTTCTGCCGGTCCTCGCCTGTTTTGTGCCGACGAAGAAGCCCGCGGGTCGTTTGTATAATCCGCGCTTGCTGAAAGAATGGGAAGCCGCGCAGCTCAAGAGTCAACTCTGGCGGGAGAGTGGGCGACTAGGCGCGGAGAAGCGCTGGGCAGAGAAACCCGCGCCAGCGCCGCGTTCGAACGAGAACGGACGCGACTATCAGGCCGAATCCAAAGCGGTCTTAGCCTTTTTGAATGAGAAGGCCAGCAAGCATTTTCGTGAAACCCCTGTGAATCTGAATTTCATTGCCGGCCGATTGAAAGGCGATCCCAAGACACCCGCCGTCGATGTGCAAACATGTAAGAGCCTCATTGCGCGCAAAGTCCGGGATTGGAAGGGCGATGAGAAGATGGATCACTGCTTGCGCCCCGAAACCCTCTTCAATAAGACCAAGTTCGAAACCTATCTTGCGGAGGTGACGCCATGACCTGTCCCGAATGCGACAAAGATATTTTAGCGTTCCCCTGTTCCTGTGGGTATCGGCCTGATCCCCTCTCCCTGATGGAATCCTATCGGCCCATCCTCCCGCTGCACAGTTATGAACCACTGCATGGGGGCCCATATCTCTCCGCTGAAGAATTTGGCGTCACGCTCTATGAGACGATTAAAACCATCAGCGGCATGCGCGCGATTCAGGAACACATTGGAATCGCCGTGAACAAACAGCAGGGCTATAAAGTGCAAGGCTTGCGGAAACGGAAACACGAGCTGCGGGAACGATTGGCCACCTTGCTTCCACAACTCACAGCCGATGAGACCGCACAAATTGTCTTGCGCTATCCCGATGTGGCCACGTTATAGCCGCTGCGATCAATCCTGTGCGTTGTAGGGGTATTCTGATGCGCGTCTGTGTCTATCAAGCCCGCGATCAGGAGAACCGGCTACTATATGTCGGACTCTCCCAGCATTGGCCCCGCCGATGGGCAGCGCATGCCGAGGATAAACCCTGGTGGCAGGAGGTCGCTCAGCTTCAGGTCTGCTGGCTCAGAACCCAGGCAGAAGCGGCATGGCTCGAGGAGTATTATATTCAGACGCTCAAGCCCCGCTATAATCGCCACATCCCTCCCAATCGACGAGCGCCCGACTCGCTCAGCACGATCTGTTCTCTTTGCCGCACCGGCTATTCCGTGTCCTGGCGACCTCCAGGAAGCCGTTGTGAGGATCTATCGCTGAAGCCTTGGACGGAGAAGATGACCAATATAGAATTAGAGGCCTTAGCCTGCCAGGGCATCTGCCAACTCGAAGGGAAATGGGAATGTCTCGCCTAGGTATGGAACTTGCCGCCTCGCCTAAAAATAAAGTTGAGAAAGTGCTTGACAGCGTGTACCCCAATGTGAGACAGTGTGCATCATGAACACGAAAGCGGCACGGATCAATGTGCGGATCGACACGCAGCATATGGCGAAACTCACGCTGGACGCCCATCGTGGCGCCGTGAGTGTGTCCCAGGTGGTGCGCCGCATTCTGATGGCCTATTATGCTGATGCCCGAAGGAAACTATGACCCGCGCCCTGACCGAGCTGCTCACGAAGGCGATTATCCCGCACTTGACAGGCTAGCAAAATGGCCGCTATTATTGGTCGCACTCTTCATCTGCACAATTGTTTTGGGGATGGATGGGATACATAAAGTCTACGCCTTTGAGTTCTGGCCCAGGGTCAATCGGGTTTCCGTTAACGATTATTTGGAAACAATACCTAGTTATGTGCAGAGGAGTGTTTTCAAAAACGTCATGATATTTAAGCCATCCCCACACATAGGCGAATTTGGTAGAGGTATGCACAGCCTGCAAATCTTCAGGCTTAATTCCATCAGAAGGGAAAACTGGTCCGAGTACGGAGGATTTTGGTGCAATGACAGCACGACCAAATTCAGTAGTTTCATATCGAAAATCAAAATCTTCCGGCAATTGCGTGTCTCTAAGACTGAAACGAACATGACTAGTCAGTTGCTTGGTAGGAGTATCCCCACAGTTGTCCCAGAAAAGCTGAAAGTAATATCGCTTTTCTCCATTGGCAATAGGCCTATACCAAAACTGAAATTTCCCTGGGAAGACAAAAGCACGTTCCCCGGCGATCATGGCATCATGAGCAATATCAGCGGCATCCCTGGAAGCCTTAGAGGATTCTTTGGCAAGCCGAAGAGTCTCCTGCATTTCACCAGCTTGCCTATCAGCGGTTCGTTTGGCGTCTTTGGCCATGGTATTCGTGGACTCCCACAATTTGTAAGTAACGAAGGCCAAGACTCCAGTGACAAGTACGAGCACAAAGGTAATACCGGCAGTCCACCCGGAATATTTGGCAAGCGATCTCTCGATTTCTATTTTTTCTTCCTCTTGTTTTCTATCGCTTTCGGATTTTTCGGCAGTCTTGGTGGTTATATCGCCTTGAATAACCAGAGGCGATTCTTGGGTGCCACGCTTGTCCTGAGTAGCTGGTTTATTCTCGGCTTTGGATTGTGGATCTGGGTAACCGTTTGATGATGAGATCACTACTATCAATGAACAAGATGCAAGAGCGAGGAAGATTCGCATGGTCAGCACGCCTTGATTGCTGCGCCAAAGATGTCCGCATTCAGGCGCTGGTTATATCTGAACTCAAACTCGTTAACATAAAGATGCAGATACTTCTTACTGACCTTATGGAACGTGCCCACGATGCCGCGTTTCACGATGGACCAGAAGCCTTCGATGGTGTTGGTATGAATGGCTCCGCAGACATATTCGCCATGCGCATGATGCACCAAGCCATGGGGGAGTGTCTTGTCAAGCCAGCGATAACCCTTGTGATCGTCCGTCGAAAGCAGGCTGACTTTGTGCGAGACGGTTTCATCAACAAATCGGTTCAGGGTTGCCGCATCCGTGCGTTCAATCACGCGAGCTACTACATTCCCCTTGCGCTGTACGGCTCCGACCACAATGAACTTTCCGGTTCCGCCTGTTCCGCCGAAATCCCCGCGTCCGCCCTTCCCCTTGTGCTTGTTCTTGGCTTTGCCGCCGACATAGGTTTCATCCACTTCGACATAGCCGACCAGTTTCTTAAATTCGACATTGCCCAGCGCCACACGGATTTTGTTGCACATGAGCCATGCAGTTTTGTAGGAACCGAATCCCATATAGCGGCAAACTTGAAGGGAGCTAATGCCCTTCTTGCTCGTGAGCATCAGATGAATGACGCGGAACCATTCACGCAGCGGCTTGTTGGTGTTCTCGAAGATCGTCCCGACCAGGACAGAAAAGCGGTAGCCTACGCTCCCAGGCGAGCACCTGTAGCATTGCCAGTGATAATTCTTCGGGTGTGGATGCACATTCTCATTGGCGCAGCGCGGACAGCGCACGCCGTCCGGCCAGCGATTCTTCATCAGATATTCGGCACACGCCGCGTCATCTGGGAAGAGTCGCTCAAACTCGCCAATCGACATTTGATGAATGTGCAGGGTGTTTTTGGACTTCCGCATGATCTGGTCTCCTTTCAATCTGGAGCCAGTATGCCATGTTAGAAGATACCTGTCAAGAGGGGGATAATCGCCCAGATAAATGTACCTATCATGTGCAGAACGGCCAGATCGATATTTGCAGGAAGGAATTGAAGCCATGAGACTCCTCGACCTCTTCTGCGGGGCTGGCGGGGCAGCCATGGGCTATCATCGTGCGGGATTCGAGGTGGTGGGCGTCGATAACCGTCCCCAAAAGCATTATCCATTTGAATCCCATTGCGCCGACGCCTTCGCGTTTTTAGAGAAGCATGGCCCGGAGTTCGACGTGATTCATGCGAGCCCGCCATGCCAGGCCTATAGTGAGGCTACGCCAATGGCGCATCGTCAAAGCAGCCCTGCTCTAATTGCAGAAATCAGAACGGCACTCAAAAAAGTGAATCGGTTTTTTATTATTGAAAATGTCGAGAATGCACGAAAGCACTTGAAGAATCCTCTTATGCTCTGCGGCACTCATTTCAACTTACCCATTTGGCGGCATCGATATTTTGAATGCAATCCAGATTTATTCGCGCTTTTGCCTCACTGCAAACATGAGCGATATCCGATCACGATTCATAGTGGGAGTCATACGAGGAAGACGTTCACGCCAATTCTCTGCACAGGTGGTGGTGACGGCATTCGGAGCAGCCGCAAAACGCATCGACCGCGTGAGGCAGTCATGGCGATACGGTATGCGATGGAAATTCCTTGGATGCTTCAAAAAGAACTAACTGAAGCCATTCCCCCCGCCTATACCGAGTGGATCGGGCGGCGATTGCTGGAGGCATTATGCCATCAGTGATTTTATTCAGCGGCGTGTGGTGGCTCGTCGAGAAGGCGATCAGACCATGAAGAATAAACGCTCATATCCGAAGGATGTGCAATTAGCTCTCACGCGAGGCAAGCTCGTCGTCACAGAGCGCCTGCTTCAGCAGGCGGCCAAACTCATCCGCCTCGCGTATCAGGAACTTACACCATGAGAAAAGCCGTCTATACCATATCTCTCTATCCCCGCGCGAATGGGCCGGTGAAGCCAAGGAGTGTCGCTCAGGACGTGCTGGCCATTGTCCAGGGGGCGCTGCTGCTATTTCTCTTATACTGGATTGCACTCTTACTGATGGGAGGTTTTTAAGATGTACGACAATCAGAAGGAATTATCGACTGCCGCAGGCTGTGTTGAGGTGAGGCGTCCTACTTTGACTGAACGCTTGAAAGAAGAACGAGCCTCTTATGCGAGTCGTCTGGCCGAACTCGATGCGGCCATTTCCGCGCTAGAAGCCAACCCGCAAGTGCAGGTGGTATTGGATCTCGTGCAGAAAGTCTCACGGTTATGAGCATCGCCGACGGTGAGGAGACCGAACCCAGTGAGCCGGAATGGGCGATCCTGCATGAATCTGTCTGGGATTGTCCCTGTTGCTGGACCGAGGCCTTAGAGCGCGTGAAGGAGCCTAACGATGAATAAACACATTATGCGAGCCATGGGGCTGGGGCAAGAAGTCAATCTGGTGGAACAGGGTCTCTGTCCATTTTGTCGAAAGCCTCCTGGAGAATTTCGCGATGCGCTCTCACAAAAAGAATTTGGCATCAGCGGGCTCTGCCAATCCTGTCAAGATGACTTCTTTGGGAAGTAGGCCATGCTCATAGAGAAAATCATTGAGCAGAAGCAAAAGAAAATCCGACTGCGGCCATGTCATACGAACCGAGCCTCGTCGCTGGGCCATATTTGCGAGCGGAAATTGGTCTTTGACCGCACACGTTGGGAGGAAGCGACGCTGTATGATGTGGGACTACAATTCATTTTCGATGAAGGGAATTTACAAGAGGCGCAAGTGCTTAAAGACTTAGCGGAAGCCGGCTGGCAGATCTTAGAGCAACAGCGCGATTATGAATGGAAGCAGTATCAGATCACGGCCCATCTCGACGGCAAGGTGCTGATCCCCGAGCAGATCATGCTCCCGCCACTCGAAATCAAATCCATGAATCCGTTTACCTTTAAGACGATTAATTCCGCCCAGGATATTCTGCAATCCAAAAAGCATTATATCCGCGCGTATGCCTCGCAGATGCAACTCTATCTCTTGCTCTCCAACAGCGAGCGCGGTGTCTTTATTTTTAAGGATAAAAGCAGTGGGCAGCTCAAGGAAATCTGGATGGAATTAGACTATCAGGCGGCCGAAGACCTGTTGAAGAAAGCCGAGCGGATCAATGCTTTCGTGGCGAACAAGGAAACGCCGCCGCCGATTCCCTGGGATGAGGACATTTGCGGACGCTGCGCCTATGCCCATATCTGCTTGCCGGAAGCCAAACGGGAAGCAATTGACTTAACCAATGATCCTGAGTTGGAAGTGAAGTTGCAGCGCCGCGCGGCACTCGATCCGCTGCGCAAGGAATATGCTGAACTCGACGAGGAGATTAAGGATCTCGTTAAAGAAAAGCCGCGCGTGCTCTGCGGCGATTTTCTCCTGACCGGGAAATGGCAGGAGCGCAGCGGCAAGAAGTTTTGGGTGACGAAGATCGATCAATTGACCGTAACGAAAGGATTGCCTGATGCCTGAAGACAATGGACAAGCGGTGGCGATTGGCACGACCGGCCTGGTGGACGATCAACTCTTGGCCGTTGCCGCTGCTGCTGAACGCCGCGTAGAAGCGATCAATCGCATTAAGATCCTCTCGCTGAAGGTGACGAACGCCCATGACTGGAACGACCAGGGAGGCAAACCCTATATGGCGGTCTCAGGAGCTGAGAAGGTGGCGCGCCTGTTCGGCATTTCGTGGCGGCTCGATCCGCCGGTCCGAGAAGATCATGATGACGGTCATTTTGATTATTCCTTCAAAGGCTATTTTTCAATGGGCACGGCTGAAATTGAAGTGGTCGGCACGCGGGGAAGTCAAGATCCCTGGTTTAGTATGAGCGGGAACAAAGAGATTCCCCCATCAGAGATTGACCGTAATGATGTGAAGAAGGGCGCGATGACCAACTGTATCGGCAATGGAATTAGCCGGTTGCTTGGGATTCGTAACTTGACCTGGGAAGAACTCGCCCAGGCTGGAATCAAGCATACAGATGTCGGGAAGGTAATGTACCGAGATAGCGATCCGAACGCCGCCATGAAATTGCCGAATTATGGGCGGCATAAGGGTCAACAGATGGATGATCCAGCGGTCCCGATTGAGGAATTGCGCTATTATTTAGCAGGAGCAGAGAAATCGATCGCCGATCCTGAGAAGGCGAAATATAAGGCGAATAATGAAAAGATGCAGGATGCACTCAAGGCTGAAATTGCCAAACGAGAAAAGCCATCAGATGAACCCAAGCCGGCGGACGGCGCTGGTTCAGTTTCTCCACAGGCTGACCTACCCCAGCAAGCCAGCGATGCGCCAGCACAGGCAGAGGAGGCGCAGGCTTCCTCTGCCGATCCCGCCGAGCCGTATCGCGTGAAGCTGCGCGTTTGCGAACGGTCTCCGGAAGTCCTTACGCGCACCTATAATGCCATTCCGCCTGAGATTCGCCAAGACTGCCATGCAGAGTTTCAGGCCCAGTTGAATACGGTCATGAAGAAAAAGAAATGAGCATCCAGCACGTCAGCGAAGAGCAATTTGCGGCGATGGAGAAACGGGTGAAAGGAAATGCCAGAGGAGGCCAGCAGGGACACGGTATACGAGTCACCAATCACTCCGTGGGTGATCTGCCGCGTGCCTCCTCACCCTATCGCTCCAAATGGGAAGCGGCGTTTGCGAATAAATTGGAACTAGAGAAGCGGGCGGGGATTATTTCCCAATACTGGTATGAACCATTTTCTATTTGGTTGCCAGGGAAGATTCGGTTTAAGCCGGACTTCATGGTAAAAACATTTGAAGATCCGGTGATGGAAATCATCGAGGTAAAAGGTTGGAGTCGCAACCGCCGCGATGGGATCACGCGCCTGAAGATGGCGGCGGCACTGTTCCCATGCTTCGTATGGCGCATGGTCTGGATGAAGAAAGGCGGCGGGTTTGACGGAGAATATGTATGACGCCGCTGACTACCTATATCGTCCCCGCGAAACTTGTGGGGCTGTTTACGATCGAGGAGACCATAGAGGTGTATAAAGTCGCCGACGTGGAGGCAGCACTGACAGATTGCAGGGAGATTCTTGACGATATTGCGTCGGGAGATTTTGAGTATACGCAGGGCTTTCGAGCGCGAGCGAATATACTGCTCGACCGGCTGAAAGGAACGCCCGCATGACGATCCAGGTAAAAGTGGGAGATTGGATATGTTGGAAACAAATGGGCTTGCCCAGCTATGCGCGAGTCGAATATATCGTGGACCATGAAGGCCTAAAACGGACAGAATTTGTTACGACGACCGGTACCTGTTTGTATGACGACATTCTCGAAGTCCGCTCCCCGCAGGAGGGTGCATGATATTGTGTTACATACAAGGGCTTATAAGTGGAATCGCCTTAGCGACGGTCTTCTGGGTTGGATTCATTATGTTCAGGATCAAGCCATGACCGACGACGCGCTGCGGCGAGAGGCGGAAGCCTGCTATCAACGACTGAATACGCCGAATTATTATCTCAATTATCTCAATAATATCGATATTGAAATGCTGGTCACCTTCGCCCAGGCCCAGCGAGCGGCGGAAGTGCGGGCGTTCCAGCAATTCTTATCAGTGCAATCGTTTCCGGTTTCAAAGGTACTGACGAACTGGCTCGACCAGCGGGCGAAGGAGTGGGAGGCATGAGTTGGATTTTGATTGTCTATTTTATTACAACACGGGGCAATGGGTACGGAGAAATGGCCTTTCCCCAGTTCCCTTTTCCTACTGAAGCTGCCTGTCAAACTATAGGCGAGATGGTGGTAAAGGCAACGCCTGACATGATTTATCTCCATCCTCCTTTTCGGTGCGTGGTGGAAGGATGACCGAGCCGTTGAGCCGAGCGCAGCGAGTCCGCCAACTCTTCGAGGCGCACAATTATGTGCTGGCCTCGGTAAGCAATGTGCTGGAGGTCATGCGCGTGGTGGAATCGGAAGAGATCGCGAGCCTGCAACGACAGCTCGCGCAAGTCACAGTGGAGCGGAATGATTGGAAGGCGAACTATACGGCATTGCAAAAAGAGCGACTATCAATCTTGGAGCATTGTGAAAATCATAAGCAGCAGCTCGCCACGTGTCAGGAAGACCTCCGCGCGACCAAGGCCACCCCGGAGGAACGGAGGAAGCATGAATGAAATTCTTCATATTTGCAGGTCGTGTAAAGAGGGCATTATAGGAGATTATACCGTATCGGTTGGACCTAGAAAACAGGATGGTTCTTTCTACCCTGACAAAGTATACCATCCTGCCTGCTATGGAGCATTATTGGCTAGAGCGAGCACGTTATTTAATCCTATGAAGGAGGTGAAGGAGGCCCCATGACACCCCTGCTCATCCTCGCATTCCTGTTCTTCACCAGCCCCGCCTGGGCCGTGCCCTTGGACTTCATGACGACCGACGTAAATCCCCAGGCGCAAACCGTTTCTTTCACCATGCACTTTCAAGGCGTGCCAGATTTCCAGGATACGGATCAATTCGGCCGGCAAGCCGATTCCTTTCAGCTCTATATTTATCAAATACCGACGCCAGAATTTTCCCAGGGTGGCGTGGATCTCAGTATCGTTCGAGGCGAAGAATTACATTGGGATCAAGGCCTTCCGATTCGCAATGTCACACTCGGATCTGATTTCCTCAATGATCCCCATGGCGGCGGATGGGGCAGCGTGCGGGAATCAGATCCGGTGATACTTACCGGCAATACCTTGACTTGGACGGGCACTCTCGCAGGACTCGGGTTGTCGAATGCCGATCCCTTCGGCTATGGGCATATTACCGCCTCATTCGGCAATGATTTTAATTCGTTCTTTGGGGGATGTACCAGCGCGGCGCCCTGTGCCATGCCAGAGCCAGATGGATTCTGGCCGCTGTTCCTGGGCCTCCTGGGGCTTGCTGCAATCGCCCTACGCTACAGGTGGGGGCTTGATACCTGAATAATGAGGGTTATCTGCAAGTAGTCCATTTCACAAAGGGGTCTTCTATGAAAGCAATCTTATGGGTTCTCTTAGGCGCGGTCTTGGCCATTGCGGGGCAAACCTATGCCCAATCATGGAACGGCAGCACCTACCAGGGGCAGGTCGAGACGAATACCTTAAACAATTTCAACAATTCTATCTATCGACAGCAGGGGAATCAGGACCAGCAGCAGAATAGCGTCTATACGAATCCTTATGCCCATAAGTCGCCCTGCTAGGGCAGTGGTTTGGGCTGGACAATGGACGCGACGGTGGACATGGGCACAGAATTGCTCAACATTTGGTCTTTGTCAAAGGATCCTTTCGTCGTGCCGAACCAATAGCCGAGCACCATGGGCACGGCGGCAGCGAGGACGCCGATCAGCGTCAAGAGGACTTCTCCTCCAGGGTCTTTGGTCGAAGGAATGCCATGAATGATCATGACGGCCAGCAGCCCGAAATAGCCGCCGATGATGACGAGCGTGAGCGTCCCAGGCCAAATGCTTCTCGTCGCCATTTGCATCTGCCGCGCCGATTGCACATCGCTGATCTGAGCCTGATAGGCCTCCAATTGCATCTCGGCTAATCGGAGCTTCATCTGTTGCGCTTGCTCCGGCGAAAGATGGAATTCCTCGATGAGCCCTTTGACGCCATCGAAGATCCCCGCGACAAGCTTCTGCCCGGTCTCAGAGGCAATGCCAGCGGGCGTGCTGCCTGAAAAGAGATCCCAGAACCCCACTAGAGCACCTTCTTGACCGTCGAAATCTCGGTCATGATTTTGGCCTGGACGGATTTGCCATAGAAGTAAAAGATGAAGCCTCCAATGATGACGCCGCACGCGGCACTAATAATGACTGCGAGGAACAGTTCCATATGGCCTCCTCATTGATGAGATTGGCGTTGCTCGATCCAGCCCTGCTTGGTCGCGGCGCCGACGAGGCGTTGCACGCTCCGGTCCATTTCCTTAATATCATTCCGAGCATCTTTAATCTCAAACCGCGCATCTTTCACCGCTTGCTCCATGACATCGATGCGATATTCATTCACATAAAACGCGCGAATGCCGGTAAAGAGTGAGATGCCCAACCCAATGACCGCCGCAATCGCAATCACGACTTCGGATGCGGACCGTCCCCAGGGTTTTTTGCGCCGCTCAATGAAATTCTCGCTCATAGCGCATGGAGGACCATAGGAAGAGTGCCACCAAATCGATGCAGGAGAAAGAAGAGCACAGCGATGGCCGTGATGACATAGATGATGGTTTTGAAGAGTTGTGGCATGGGAATCTGTGTAATGATCCAGACCAAGAATCCCACCAGTGCAATGTTCAACAGCAGCAGGATGAGATCCATTTAGACTTCTCCCGTCAACCAGGAATCCAATGGCGATTCAATCCCTGGCCCTTTATGCACGACGCGCCAGACCCGCGGCATCCAATCCAGATGGAGATGCGAGTTCGTCACATCCGCTTCAATCCCAGGGAACCCAATCTCATAGGCGCGGCGCGCGGCCAGGATAAAGTCCTGCCTATTGTCGAACACCAGGTCCACCGCTTTCCCAGCGAGGTGCCCGCTATTGGGCGCGCCACCGACTGAGGCATTATGCAAGGGCGTCGAGATGAAGCGCGTGATGCTCGCCGGATGATCGATCAGCAAGTCATTCAGATGCGCGACAAAGTCCAAATCGAGAATCATTAGACCCTCCAGCCCGCTGCATCGGCTTCAATCAAAAAGAGATAGCCCATCTCCGCATTATTCAGCGCACAGGAGGTGCTGCCAAGACCGCCCACAATATTGGCATTGCGAAAGACCTGGAAGTTCGAGGTATCCCACATGAGAAAGGTACAGTCAGACACGCTCGTGGAATCAATTGTTGCAAACCCGACGCCCCCAATCATACTCGGCAAGGTTTCGGAATGGGTCGCCGCCGTATCGAAATTCGTCGCCACGGGGGTAATGACCGTCGTATCAAAGGTAATGCCGGTCGGGAGTGCAAACAAATACGCACCAGTGCCCGTAGTGCCGCCAGTGGCGGAGGAAATCTGAAGACTGTAGCGGACCTGGACGCGCTTACCCAATCGCCGCCAATAGACAGCATCAATATCCGGCGTGGAGGGTTTCGAGGGGTTCGCTGAGGAACCCGTGATCGTCATCGTGCCCGCACTCACCCAATCCGTCATGGCAATATGTTCCACGACCGACCAATTGGCGCCATCGCTCACAATGGTCAGCCGTTCGCCCTTGGTATAGAGCAGATAGGTTGTGGTGGGTCCCGTGCCATCTTCAATCGTCTCCGATCCTGCCGGATCAATGGTATAGACCTGCGTGAGCGAGGTGCCCTGGTGAATAAAGGTAATTTGCTGACCCGTATTCCCCACTGCAGAATTGAGTGTCAAGGTGAAGGAGGCTCCGCTCAAGAGTGCCGTGCGCGTCGTTTGCGCAATGGTGGTGCTGGAGGTATGCGAGACCAGATTCTTCAAGGCATCGACATACTGTTTGCTCGCAATCCCAAGGGCCGCGGTGGGGTCCGCGCCGACCGTCGAGGTGTTCAATACGCCGCTCGTAATCGTCGGGGTCGTGAGCGTCGCATTGACGAAGGCGGGCGCCGTAAAAGTGGCTGTTCCGGTGAATGTCGTGTTGACCAATGTCAAGCCGGTGATCGATTGCGTCGAGAGCAGGGCATTGCCCAGCAAGGCCCCCACATCGATCTGCGAGAGCAGCACCACGCGGCCATCGGCGAGCGTCACTTCAAAGGTGCCCGTGCCGAAGTTACAGTCTTCTTTGCCGATGGGGGAGTAACGAATGGTTTCCATTAGCGTGTCATCTCCGTGCCGGATTGAGCTTGCGTCGCGGTCATGAAGGAGGACAAAATCGAGAGCGCCTTCGGCGTCAAAGTCCCTTGATTACTCTTGAGCAAGGCGCGCATGAGGGCTCGCCCTGGCGTTGTCGTCATCGCATAGCTAATGACTTGCGGCGCGCCCGCGGCAATCCCCCCGGCAATCGAGGAGGCCGTGGGATCACCTGTCGCATACAAAGCGCCAGCCCCCACCAATCCCGCACGCCCGACTGCACGTCCCGCGCCATACTGCCCAGGCGGCGGGAGATTGGGAATCTTGAGGAGCATCTGGGCCGTGGCCTTGAGATCATCCTGCTGATCCATCGGCAGCCCGCGAATCCGCTTGTCCGTTTTCAAATGCTGCATCAGTCCTTTGGCGTTCACATATTCCAGGCCCGTATTCTGCTGTGGCTGAATAATTTTCTTCGCAATATGGTCCGCCAATTCATCGCGCGTCTTTTCCAACTTCGTCGCTTGCGAGGCGGCTTGGAGCAGATCAGCCGCCGGGGTGCCTCCAGCCTTCGCCGCCGCATCGAGGTCCTGCTCGAGCGCCGCAAAGAGCTGTTTATTCGCCGCCTGAATGGATTTGGGCTTGGTCGTATCGAAGGACATATCACGGCCAAACCGGGATTTGAGCGCTTGAAAGGCGCCAATATCGATGCCCTCTGGACTCGTCTCGGCCAGATGCTTGGCCTCTTCCGCTAACTTCATCACCGACGCATCCCGAGACGATTCAATGGGCACGCGCATTTCTCGTTCAAGAATCTCTTTGGATGTCTTGAGCAGGTTATGACTTGGAATCACAATCGGCCCCAGGTGCCCTTGCTGCGCTCCCTGATCGCTCATCTGCTTCAGCATGGTAAACAGTTCATCGGATGTGCCGGATGGCGTAATGGTTTTGCCAGCCATTTCCTTCGCCATCTTGGTACCGAGCGCTTGCAGCTCCACGGCCGCCCCTGGCAATCTGGAGAGCCCAGCCTTCAATCCCGTGAAGGCTCCGCGCACTGCTGGAGGCGCCGCGGCGGCGATCCCGACTTGTGTCAGACTGGGATCAGTAATCCCTAAGGCTTGATTGCCCATCTCTCCCAAGGCCCCTCCAGCAGACTCTCCCGCCATCATGCCAGGGCCTCCGCCGAATCGACCGCCGAGCATCCCGCCCGCGATATTGCCCGCAGTCGGCAGAATCGTCGGAGCCAGCATCTTGGCCCCCGTGCCCAGCGCCGATAGCCAATCGGAGGATTCAGGCTGCTGGCGCTGTTCTGCCATGACCTCTTCAAAGGCCTGCTGATCGAGCTTCGCTTTCTCGCCGGTACTAAGGGGCATGGGTCCCTTGCATTTTTTGCCTGAGTTTCGCTTTCTGCTCTTCTAAGTACTGTGCTGCTTCATTCGTGGGCTTCGGCGGTTCGCCTGACAATTTCTCATACGCCTGCTTGGCGTGGGGTGCCAGGAGATCCAGGCCTTCTTTGGTCGTACCCATACCTTTGTTATAGGTATCGCCCAACGCTTCGATCTTCGAGCCGAGCAATTGCACGCCTTCCTGCAGCGAGGCCCGCATGGCTTCTGGGGAATCCGCCGCGCTAAAGGATTGCTTCCATGCTTGAATATCGGCCCCGCTCCCGCCGCTCCCTCGATAGGCCCGCTCAAACTCCGAGGCTACCGCCTGCTTATCAATATTGAATTTGTTCAATCGTCCCTTGAGTTCAGGTGAGAAGGGCGACATAGTGACATTCTTTAGCCAATTCAAGGCCATATTGTCAGTATTATGGAGCGATTCCATCGTCTTGCTAAAGTTCTCCAAATGCCCCATGACGGTATTGAGGGCATTGAGCGAACGCGCCGCTGGCCCAGAGGTGAAATCCTTCCGCGTGCTGGCCCGCGCCTGATAATTCACGGCATCGAAGGTGGGGTCGTACTGACTCACGAGACTGATCATGTTCTGCCAATAGGGGGATTTGAGGGCAAAGCCCGCTGGGAACTGCATCCGCCCTTCCGCCAAGGCTTTGACTTGATCGGCGGTCGCTTTAGGGAGGCCGTCCAGCAAGGCTTGTCCCGTCGTGGTGGGGGTAATCCCGCTGCTCCGATGCAAGGAAGACGGGATGGCTTCCATGCGCCCGCTTTCCTTATTCATGCCAATGAACGAATTGGGGTCCAGTGGATCGGGCTGAATATTCGTATACTTCGATTCGATCTTTTCCGGCTTCTCCAGGCTGTCCATGACCTTGGAGATCTGTTCCGGCTTCGCAAAGCTATAGAGTTCATGTGCCGAAGGCGTATGGCCCAGTTCATGGCTGATGAATTTCATTTCGTCGGGATATTCTTTCCCGAACGTCCCCACAAGCGAGAGCGCTTCTTTCGTCAGTTCCGGTTTGTCGCCTTTACTGCTGCCCGCCTTGAACAGTTCCGGGGCCTGTCCAGGCGTTTCCTTATAAATATCCTGCTTGGGATCGAAGCCTTTATAGGTCGGCGTCTGGGGCGTGAGAAATCGCGCCATAATGGCGGAGGTCGTATTGGGATCGCCGCTTTGCAAGGCCGCGCTAATGAAGGAGCGGACTTCCGGCGAATAGCCGGCTAAGGCGGTATCGAGCTGAGATGGGCCAGGAGGACCCATGCCCACCCGGACGGGCGCCCCAGGCCCAGGCAATTCCGTCGTCTGCGCCGCAGTCATGGGGCGCGGGCCCTCCTGGGTAAAGGCGGGCGAGCCCTGTTGCTGCAGCGCATTCAACTGATCCCCCATGGAGGCATACATGGCCGTGGGTTGTGCCAATTGCTCTGGGGTAAACCCTTGTCCAGGCGTGACGCCAGTCGAGATCGGCGCCCCAGGACCAGGGAGTTCCTGTGCGGGCTGTTCTACTGTCGGTCGTGGACCTTCAGCGACGACCGGCTTACCTTCAGTCGGCATGGTCATGGTTTTCAGCAGGTTATGGAACTCCTTGACCTGCTTGGCCTGGGCGTTCATATGCTCGGTCTGGGCCGTCAGATGTTCCATCTGCGCCTTATGCAGGCGATTCTCATTCGCTTGCTGAATGCCACCGGCTAGCCCTTGAAGGAAGGACCCCATTACCGCCCTCCACCAAACATGCCACCCAGGGCATCGATCATCCCCTGATAGGGGTGTTGGCGTTGCTGGGCGAGCATCAGGTTCTGGAGGGAGATGCCTCCTGCTGGCGCTTGCGGACCTTGTGTTCCCGGTCCGAGTGGGGCGCCTCCGCTACCTGGCAATGGAATGGCTCCCATCAGCTTCTTCAGGAAGTCGTTATGGGCGGACTGCTGCTGGATCTGATTCACTGAATTGACGCCGCTGGCGATGCCCGAGCCGAAGTCACCCATGATCTTCTCCTAGATAAAGGCCGCTTTGCCTGCGGCGCCCGCCAACTGCCCCAAGCCTCCCTGGAAGGACGCATTCTGTCCCATGCGCTGCTGCCCGAGTTGCGAGAGCAAGCCGCCCGCATTGCCGAGTCCCGACATGCCGAGGGAAGTCCCCCCTAACGCTTGTTCAAAGAGCGAGTTGCGCAGATTGCTCTGCAAGCCCTGGCGGGCGATTTGGCCTTGGAGGATATTGTTCATGAGGCCGCTTTGGAGCTGCCCGCCTCGAGCCCCGGTATCGAGAATGCCTTGATTGGCGGTCGCTTGCTGATGCGCCAGATCTTGCAGCGGACCCGTGAGACTCAGGACTTTCGGAATCCGGCCATTTGCCAGAAAGCCGCCGAGCTGCCCATAGGCGGTCATGCCGGTCTGCGCCGGCGTCTGCGCATATTGGCCCAGCAGATTCCCCAAGCCGCTCGCCTGCCCGGTTTGCTCAGACCCCTTACGAAATGTCGAGCCCATAGAACTGCTCCTTCCTTAACCGAAACACACGCACATCATGATCAATCCCATCGACTTGCGCAAAGTCCGGCAGGACGGCCATGCGGTCAAAGCCCACCTCCGTAATGAGTCGCGCCGCCTGTGGCCAGGGGGTCACGCCCCAAATGGCCTGGAGTTTCAATTCCTCAAAGCCGTAATCACAGAAGAGCCGCACCGCTTCGATCCCCGCTTTGCCACGATAGCCTAAGGCCATGAAGACGCTTCCAATGGCGCGTGTATTCGGAATGACATCATCGAACCAGAGAAATCCGGCGATCTCGTCCATGTTCGTATTCTGAACAATGAAGAGGAGCCGCCCGCTGTCCTCACTGAAATAGCGGCAGAAATGTTCCAGGTCGCCATGCTTTTCCTCGACCGTATGGAGGCCCCAGAAGAGCTGATGAAAGGCTTTCGCTTCTTCCACCAAGCGCCAGAGCCGATACAGCGTATCCTTCGGATAGGCTCCGCGCAGATAGGGCCAGAGCCGCACGAGACGCCCCATATAGCGGTCCAGCGGATTAGAGACCGCTGTCGCCCCAGCTATGGAGGAGCTGATTGTTGGTGTCGAAATAGCGGACGCTATCATAGAGTTTCACCGGCCCTTTCAACCCTTTCAAATCGTCCAATTCATCGCGGATCTGATGGAAGCGGTCATTGAGCACCGGAATCTCGTTACTGCTCACCGATAAGGGGCCGCTCGTGACGTTCGGCATTTAGGCAAAGACCATGGGAATATAGACCGCCGCAGGCGAATAAATGCGAATGCGTTGCGTCCCGGTATAAGTAAACTTCACGCGCCAATGATAGCCCATGCTCTGCTGGCCCACGGAGAGGAGCTTCTGTTGCCGCCCGCTGCTCGTAAACGTCTGCGTCATTTGCAAGACATCATCCACATAGAGCTGCACGGTAATCGGATCGCCCTTCGTGTCGGCATCGACGCGCACATAATGGAAGAGCTGCCGAATGTCTTTTGAGGGCCCAAAGAAATCCTTGGTTTCGCAATCCAGACTGATTGAGGCACCGCCATCTGAGCTGCCATTCTCCAGCACATAGGCATAGCCGTCCTGGCCTCCGCCCACCAATTGATTATTGATTTCCTCATAATACAGATCGCTCATCGGATGGTCATAGAAATACCATTCCTTGCTATCCACGCTATACACCATCACCTTATCCGGGACCGTATTCGTCCCTGACGGATAGGCCAAATAATAGCGGTTCTTAAAGAAGGAGGCCCGCATGGTATTGGCCGCCGTCCAATTGATGGGGTCCAAGCCATTGACGGTCTCGCCCACGAAGAGCGGGAAAATCTTCTGGCTCATCGCCACATCGGGAGAGGAGAAATCCGTGCGCCAGATCCCATCGCGGGCCACAAAGACCACGCCGTGCTCCGTGGCGATTGCCGCTTGCCAGGCCGGTGTCCCTCTGCGGGACATGGCCTCTTCCGCCGCATAGCCGGAAATGGCATTCCCCAGAATCCGATATTTCGTTTTCCGTGAAAAGACGCCGAGCAAGCCACCGAACGGCATGACTAGTTGGAGCGGATCGCTGGCATCGCCGATCGAGAGGAAATTGGCCGGGGGGACGCTTTCCGGATTGAATCGCTTGCTATACCAGAGATAGGTAGGATTCGCCGCGTCGCGCGTGAACCACATCGTCTCATTCCAGATGGCAATCGAGGAGGCAAAGGGCACCACGGAATTATCCGTCAAGGAGAATTCGGCCCCGAGACTCGTATCGGCCTGGACGCTGGTGGCCGTCGTGGTGCCCATCGCCACATCCTGATCGAAGAGATAATCCGACCCGCCTGCGAGCGTGCGATAGAGCCGCGCATGCGTGACCTGGCTATCGGTCGAGGCCGTGAGACCGGTGACCGAGAGTTGATTATTCGTGAGCGTCACGCTGTTACTGGCGGGGCTGGGATTCGATTCTGCCGCCAACGCGCCGCCGCTGGTTTTCCGGACATAGGTAAAGCGTGCAGAATAGGACCCCGTGAGGACGCCGCTGCTGCCAATCGCCACAACCGGCGCCGCGGTCGGGGCTGCAATCGTCCAGGGCACGGTGCTCGTGCCGTTGTCCTTCACCATGAGCGCATCATCGGCGATGAAGGTCCAGAGCGTCGTATCGGCTTGCGGCATATAGGCGGCGAAGCTCGTATTAAAATTGGGCGAGAAGAGCACGTTTGATTGCCGGACAAAGTTCCGATAGAGATAGCGCCCCGCCACTTGATAGCGGACCCCATTGACCAATGTCTGTCGCCGAATCTGGAGGTCCGTCAAGGGACTGCCATTGATCGCCGTGCGACCCAGACGCAGCACAATCGTGCCTGGCGTCAAGTTGAGATCGGCGTTGATCGATTTGGCGAGATCCGTTTGGCCGATGAGCACGCGCTCTTCGCGGAGATTGACCCCAAGCATGGGGCCCGCCGATTCTTGAATGGGGCTCGCTTCGCCAGTCGAGGTCGGCATTAGGTCACCAGATGCGCTCAAATTGTGGAGGCAATTGGACCAAAGGCACTCGGCGCATTTCCGTGACCCCCACTTCCTCGCGTACATAGATGCGATCCGCATAGGCCACATCCGCCAACTTCCTGAAGAACTTATGTCCGCGCACATAGCGCTCATGCCAATGGTAGGAAAGGTCCTGGCGATAGCCTTCCCCCTGGCGGCCATAGGCCTGCGAGAGCGTGTAATAGCGCAGATATTTCGAGAGTTGGGCTGGGAGCAAATCCGGCGCATCATTCACGCCCAAATCCGATTGATTGATCGCCGTGAAAGTCACGAAGAAATTGCCGTCGGAACTGCCCCAATCGCGGATGGTGCCAGTGACGAGATAGACCCCTGAGCCGCGCATGACGGGGAGATATTGCCGATCGGGGCTGCTGATCTGGCGTGGCATCCCCACGGCGAACGCCAGGCCATCGGCTCCAAGCGTCGTATTGCTCCCCACTGCCACCGTGAGTTGTGATTCCCATTGATAGCAGCCGATAGTTCCGCCGACGCGCATGACCGTGATCAGATTGAGTGTGTCGGCCTCCCAATCCTGGAGGCAAAAGCTCATAGCCGCATCCGTCGCTTGGTAGAAGGTAATGCGGGCACCCATGCCAATGCTCGCTTCCGCCTTGGGGCGCACGGTGTTCAACACTTGCGCATCGGCAGACGTGGTATAGCCGATCGTATTGACCGCGCTCACCAGCGAGAGGTCCTGGGTATAGGTGCGCACGCCGGACCAATTCCGAGGCATCCCACGCTGCTCATAATACTGCGGATAGATCAATTGATAGGCCTGGGTATAGTCCGTCTGAATGCGGTAGATTTCGATGGTCTGGACGCGCCCGAAGCCCGCCGTCCACCAATAGGGCTGGCCCACGAACGACGGCCAATGGATATGCACTTGATCGAGTTCGAGCGTGCTGATCGGGAGCATGATGGTATTATTGAAGCGCACGCGCGAGGGATTATTTTGATTCGCGGGAAAGACCAGATCATAATTCCGGTCCACATCGCCGCCGGCGATAAAGCGTTCCCACTGCTGCGTAATGCCCATGCTCTGCCCACTCGTCGTGATGGCATCAGTAAGCAATTCGCCCACATGCTCCGCCTGCTGCGCCTCCCAGCGCGTGGTACAGCGCCAGCGGCCGGTCCTGGCCCCGAGCATGCACATCCAGCCGCCGTCCTGCACATGGGTAAACTCCCATTCATAACAATAGGTATAGGTATTGCGCGGGGGCACGTCGAAGCAGGCATGATCCTTGATCGCCCCGCTCGTCTGCAGAAAGCGCCGATAGCCGTCATTGTAGAGGCGTAAGAGTTCTGCCTGCGGCCAGATGGCCCCGTTATCGTGCAGTCGGTCCTGAATCTTCGTCAAATCGTCTTGGACGGTCATGACAATTTCCCCTGCACTTCACGAAAGTCATGGAGCAGAAACTTCACCACCTCAGGCAGAAAGAAGACGGCGGGCGAGCCCGACTGTTGTTCCATGGCCTGACAAATCTCCCAGGCATAGGGCAACAAATGTTTGTCTGTGCTCATCGGTAGCTAATATCCAATCCAGAGAGAAAGGGGACCCCAGGCTCACCCACGGCTTGCCAGGTGCGGCCATCTTCGGCATCCATCCCGGTGGTTGCGCGGCTCTTGCCGACCCGTTCCAGAAACTTGCTAAAGAGCACGGTCGCGCGGCTCACGTCCCAGCGCTTCATCAGGCCGTCATAGACACCGTAGAGGACCAAGGCGTCATGATCGGAAACGGTATATTCCGGCGAATCATTGTCGTCCATCAAGGCTTGTGGCCAGGCCAAATAATCCACGCGCAAGATCCCGCCCCCTTGAATACTATGGGGGAACAAGGCGAAGGTCTGCCAATCGATGGGCACCCACCAGCTGGGTGTCCCGGTGACCGTCTCCCAGAGCAAATGATAGGCATCGAGCTGCACGGGGGACACGGCCCGCAGGCGGATGCGTGCATCGGGCAAGGAGAGGCGGTAAGGCGTCATGCAATCGGCGGCGATCCCGCGCAGATGATAATAGCTCGTCCCGGGCCGCACCGTGACTGTGACGGAGCGCTTAATGATGCGCGATTCTTCTGCCAGGACTTCCTGGGCCTCCTGAATCACATCGTCGATCTGCGTCGTACTCCAGAACTGCGGCGCCGTCGTCGAGTCATTCAGTTTTTCCAGGATGCGCGTTTGCATATCCAAGCGGGTCATCTTGCGGCTCCAGATTGATGATCTCTCCGACTTTCCATGGCATCGGACGGATCGTCTCCAGTAAATAGCGGGCAGGTGCGAGCGGGGTATAGAGGACCAAACTGCCTGCAGGCAGATAGGTCATCGCAACAACTTTACCCTGCTCGTCGAGCCAATAGGCATCCAGCGCCGCATGCGTCTGATCTGCCGTCACGGCCCAGCATTGCGTTTCATCGAAGATGAAGAGCATCCCATCGAAGACATTGAAATATTCCGATCGTTCCGGAATACCTGCGAGCCCTTTCTGCCATTCAGCCTCGGTGGTCGCCACGTCCACCAGTAACCCGCATTGGAGTTTGCGCCGTTCCATCAGAGCGGCCCAATAAAATGCAACGCCCGTTGATCCACATCGGTGGCTTGCGGGGCCGGAATCGGCCCGCTCACCATTTCAATGCGGAAGCGCGGGAGATTGTCGAACGGATCGCCCAGCGGATGATCAAATGGCATCGGGAGCACAAAGGTTCCGGTGCTGTCCGTGTTATCGCTTAAACGCACCGTGCAAAAGGAGGCGTAGACATAGAGCGGTTCGCCCATCAAATCCTTCCCCGCCGGCGTGAGATAGAGCGTAAATTCCGCATTGCTGCTGGAATAATCGGTATAGTTCATGAGGGTTCTCCTTCTTGCACGGGTTGGGGATGCGTCACATGTTTCACCGCCTCCTGCCAGGCCTCCGGTTCGAGCCAGCAGGCGGGCGTATCGATCACCTTGCAGCGGTAGAGGCCGTCCTGCCAGGTCTGGAGGCAGACCGCAGGCGTTTCGCTATGCCGCGCCAAATGCCAGGGGAGCGAATGCGCCCCGATAAAGCCGGTGGATTCGGCAATCAGACGCGCCAATGTCGGGACCGTCGTACAGCCGCGCAGATCGATCAAATGATCGGGATAATGCCCCTGCCAGACGGCGACTGGATTGAGGAAATCCGTGGCAGTACTGCGGCCAACCAGTATGACCGTGCCATATTCCAAGAGCCCATCGATGACCTTGACCCAGGTTTTCACGTCCGCCGAGGCCAGCGTTTCCACTTCCGGTGCCACGACAAAGACTTTCGGCATGAGTTGGGGCACGCCATTGATCGCCACTTTAATTGTATAGTGCCAGCGCCGATGATTCACGAGACTGGGTAAGGCAAGGGCATCTTCGGTGCGCAATTCGGTGATCCCGCAGAGCCGCATATAGATATGCGTCCAGGAGGGCTCCGGCATCGTCTTCATGCAGGGTTGGAGACTCAAGTTATAGCCCTCGCCAGGCCGGTAATAGTCCCAACCCGTCATAATCCCATTGACCGTCTCATAGGCGCGAGTATCATCGAGTTCCACGCCGCCGATATAGGGTTGCTCCCAGAGGAGGGGGACCATCTGCCAACAGAGCCCGCTCGTCGTGAGATGGATGCGATCGCCTTTGAGACGTGCCAGCGCGCGCATGACTGGGAGCGCGTAGAGGAGATCGCCCATTTTGCCGCCATGGTGACATTTAATCATTGTAATAGACGATCAGCCTCCCGCTGGATAACGTCACCGAATAGCCTTGTAAGGCATCAATGCCCCAATGCGGCGTAAACGAGAGATAATAGCTGGCCGTGGGCGCCGTCGCGGCCCAGATGATATTGGAGGTGTTCGCGTCGAGGATGAGCACGGTATCGCCAATCGACCCCGTCCCCGTCCAGACCATGGCCGCAATCGTGGTTCGATCCGTCGGCATCGCATTCGCCGTATAATCGACCGCTTTCATCGGGTCGCTCCTCTCATCGCAGATCCGCCAGGACCATGGTGGTCACGCCGCCCGGTTCATTGGCCCCATGGGGCTGGCCGTCGAAATCATGTTGGTACATGACATACCGGGAGGGGACGCTCGCGGCGTTATTGCGTGCCCGATAGGCCCGCGCCGTCTCTGCATCTTTAATGGCAAAGAGAAAGGCGTGCAATTCGTTCAAGGCATCATTCAAATGATTGATCCAGGGCAAGAGCCATTTGCGCCCAAGCCGCCAGCGGAGAATTGGCGCGAACTTCCCATCGACGCGCTGATCCACCGTCTCAATGCCAAAGAGCACCGTCCGTTCCGCATGCTGCGGGTTGCGAATCGTCTCCGCATATCCTGGTTGCAAATAGGCAAAGGATTCCGGGAACCACGGGCGGATATGCTCCACATCCCACCAGGCCGCACGATGATGCCCATGCGGGAGCCGCAGCATGAGCGAGGCATTGGGATGGAGCACCCGCCAGGCTTCGTCAAAGAAGGTTTGGAAATCGTGCAAATGCTCCAGCATGTGCGAGGCATAGATTTCATGCACGCTATTGTCCGGGAACGGCCAGGGCTTCTGCTCGACGTTGAACACGCATTCCGCAAATTCCGTATCGATGTAGTCGCAGTTGAGCCAGCCCTCATGATGGGTCAACCCGCAGCCCAAATGCAGCCGCAGGGGTACGCCGTCAGCGGGCAACGACGGGGTCGTTTTGCTGACCAATGATAAAGCCGGTTTTCCCAAAGGAGGGGTCCTCCGTCATGCGCTTTTTATAATCTTCCGGTCCCACGACCGTATAATCGATCTGCCAGCACATCGTCTTGGGGTCCGCCCAGACTTCAATCCCAGCCTGCTTCACGTTCGTATAGAAATACATATCGCTGCCATAGGTGTATTCCTTGAGATCGAAGTACGGCTGCTTGATCTTGCCAAAGACTTCGCGTTTGATCAGCACACACCCCAGGCCCGCGCAATCGATCGGAAAGGGCTTATCCAAGGGGAAGAGACTGACCGGCGTATGCGGATAGGGATTATCTGCGGGGCAAATCGTCTTTTTATACAGACAGGCTTGCCCATTGCCGTTCCGCAGGAAATACACCCCGGAGACCACGGGTTTATCCACGGCCAGGAGATTGAGAATCGCCTCTTTCGGGAGGATCATATCCATCTCCGTCAAAAAGAGATGCGTGGCGTCCTCGATACCGATGAAATCCTTGACCAAGGTATTCTCGGCCGAATGCGTATAAAGTCTATCCGTGACGCCTGCCCCGGCGATTTGCCCAATGACCTGCGTCTCCATCTGGCGCGAGGTCCAGGCCACCATGGCGAGCCAACTGGAGACCGCTGGCGCCCAGATCGGCCCATAGGCCGTACAGCCAAAGGCGACTTTCGCAGGCGGCATCAGTAGCGTCCTTTCGCGCCGGTATCCTTCCAGACCATCATGGATTTGAGCTTTTTGCCGGTTCCAAACTTCCCGCCTCCCGCAGCAAGTTTGCCCTTTACGATGGTTTTCACTTTTCCCTGTCCATGCTCTCCAGTATTGACCGACGCATATTCACTCGGCGGAATCTTCGCCATCTCTCTCCTCCTATAACTTCGTGAGCCACCACATCGGACCAATCACCTGTGCCGCCTCGCCAAATCGCTCGTGCACTGCCTGCCCCACGCCGGGAAACTGCTCGCCATAATCATCGCCCAGCAAGATCCCGCCCAGTCGCACCTTGGGCCACCAGGCGTCAATGTCATCGCGCACCGAGTTCAGATCGTGCGAGGCGTCGAGAATCACAAAGTCCTGGGAGCGGTCCTGCACCCAGAGCGCGCCATGCAGCGAGGAGGTGCGGAAGATCTTGACCTTGTTCGGATGCAGCGCGGCCCAGGTACGCACGAGGAGAAAGGATTGCTCCATCTCCTCCTGGCTATAGCCAGGCCCAAAGGTCTCGAAGGCCTCACCGGTGCAAAAGCGCCGAATCACCCATTCGTCCACCAACGTCAAGTGCTTGACGCCGCAGAGTTCAATCAGGGCCCGTGACAGCGAGGCTTGCCAGACGCCCACTTCCACGCCAGTCTGATGCGGGATGAGCCGAATCAACGCGGGCGCGAGGTCGTGCCAGCCCACACATTGCCCCTCAAACTGCTGCAGGAGCTGCGCTCTTAGCGATAACTCCACGGGATGAGCAGGAGGCCCATCTTGTCCCGAAAGCGCAGCGGCGCCGGGCTGACCTTCTTCGAGAGTCCGCATAGGCACCCTCCTTTATCAATGGCCTTCTGGGTCACAATCCCATGACAGCCGTGACAGCGGTAGTAGCGATACTGATGCGGTTCACCTTGGCCATGCCAATGCGTGAGCCAGCGCTGAATCTGGTTCTCAAACCAATTGGTGGGGCGCGTCTCGACGTTCGTCCCCCCTGCGGTTCCGCGTGCTGCCAGCATAGAGCCTCCAATAGGGGCCGGGTGATGAGGCTCACCCGGCGAAAGCCGTTACAAGGCGCGAATAAAGATCTTATTCGACACCGTGCCGGATGCGGCGCTTGACACAATCGACTGTGCCAAGATCGCATAGATCGGCTGTAATGTAATCGAAGTATTGCTCGCCAGGGTCGTGAGCACCGAGCTGAAATAGCTCTGGCCCGCCACGGGCACCAGGGGGTTCCCCGTATCCTGCGAGGTGTTGGTTTGAAACACGATCGAGGTGCTGCGATAACCATAGACCTGTACGAGCCCAAAGGCTCCCGAGGCGATGGCCTTATCGCAGACGCCCACGAAGGAGAACTCATTGCCGGTCGCCACCGAGCGCACCTTTACGCCATCGATTGAGGCGCTCGCCAGTTCCCACTGGACGCACTGATCGACGATGAGCGTCCCGTTGCTTTGGACTACGAGAAATACTTTCTCCGGATCGGACCGATTAACACGCTGGAATATCATGGCTACTCCTTTTTGTCACTGACACGTTCCATATGGAACGCCGTTGTGTTAGGCCGCCATTACGACGTAATGGACTGGCTGATGTTGTACTGCACCCCCAGCTTGCGCCGGTTATTGATGCCCATGGCCCCCATCCACAAGATCTGCGCCACCTTGGCATCCTGGTCTTGAGGACGCACAAACGGTGTCGTAATGAAATCCGTTTGGCTATCGGTCACGAACTCCATGGCGTCCGAATTGATGAAGTAATTCGTATCCACGGTGAACGTGCCGATGGCATCGGGAACACTCGCGGTCGTTTGCGCATCCGGCACGACTTCGTCCCAGAAGTAGACCGCGCCACGGAACTTGAGCATGTCGGTCGGGAAGATGCCCGTGCCGCCCAGGATGTCGATGGTCTTTTTATCATCCACGACATACCGCTCTTGATTCCGCAATCCATTCCAATAGGTCTCCCAGGCTTTTTGCGAGCCCACGATGAGATCGGGATAGCCCCCGACCCCTTTGGAACAGAGGTTATAAACATTCGACATTTCACGAAAGTAGCCCGCCCAGGTCGTGGCAGAGGAGGACACCGACTGATTCTGCCACCAGGTATAGGTACTGCCATTGATGTTCCCCACGCTCACGGACCGTGAAGCGGTCGCATCGATCAGCACGGGGAATGGCAGCGGCCCGACGGCGCCGCTATCCATGGAGCCCACTTTCGCAAAGAACTGCCCGGTTGTGGAGGACGACGTAATGCGTCCCGCCACGATGCAGTTATTCAGCAACTCCCGCAAACTCACTTCGGCTTGCATCGTCTTTGCTTCGAGGAGATTCAGAATCCGAGCCTTCCCGCTATTCTGCCGCTCTTCCTTCCGGCTGATCGCAATGCTCGTGGAGATCTGCGACCAGGAAAAGAAGGCGGAGGTGATGCCGTCCTGCGGCGTGGTGTTCAACAGCCCGTAGGAGCTGTAAATATCCGCCGTGGTGTTCTGGAGATACATGAGCGGGACTTGGACCCGCTCGCCGCCGTCCTGCTTGCGCATGCGGCCTTTACTATCCAACCAGGCAAGGACCCGATTGCTGCGCGTAATGTTATCGCGCAACTTGGGTTCCACCGCCCGGAGTGTGGTCGTGAGTAGGGCGTCAAAGTTATCGGTCAATGTGGAGGGGATTTGCCCCGCCTCATTGCCCCAGAGCCATACGCCCCATGCCCACATGGTTTTGAAGCAGTCCATGGGGTCTCCTTTTAGTCGTACCGTGCGCCTTTGGCTTCGAGCTGCTCAATCGCCGCACGGCCCGCAATCTGCACCGCGTCCCGGATGGAGCGCGATTTCATAATGCGGTCGGTCACATTGTTTTCCACTCGTTGTCCGGCTCCGCCGCGCCCGTTCACCCGGTTCTGGGCCGCGGCGCCCATCCGCTCGATCGCCTGACTGGTGGCGGCGGCTTCACCCGTCGCTAAGCGATAGAGTAATTGGAGCTTGCTGCCAAAGACCGGATGCCGAAGGGCTGGCGATTCCAGAAACGTCAAGACATCAGCCATTTCGTCTTCATGCTCTTCCCATCCTGGCGGCAATTGCTCAGCTAAGGAGTCCCATTCGCTCGCGCGCGTGGAGACTTGCTGCTCTTGCAATTGCTGGAGATAGGGCTGCATGGCGAGCTGTTGCGCCTGCCAAAAACTCTTGGCCTGCCCTTCGGCCATCCATTGCAGCTCCGGAGCCAGATTCGCTTTGAACGCCTGCACGAACTCCGGCGGCGGCGTCGAACTGTTTGCAGGCATTGCTTGCGGCTGGGCCGTAGCCGATTGCTGTGACAGCTCGTTCGCATACTGCTGGAGAATCTGTCGGCGCACCGCGGGGTCGGTATTGAAGCGGTCCACCAAGTCGGCCTTTTCACGCCAGCCGGAGGCTTGTTGCATCCGTTTCGTATACGCGCCCTGCATCTTCTTCCACTGGACTTGGAGTTCCGGTGAAAGGGTTTTGGGATCAAAGAAGGTCTCCTGCTGTGGCGCAGGTTCCGCACCTTCGGCGGGGGCAGTCGAGCCAGCGTCAGCGGGTGCGGTCTCCGTTGCCGGATCAGCCACCTGTTCTAATGCCGTCGTACTGTTCGGTTCATCAGGCATACATGCCTCCAAATAAAAAAGCCCTGCCCTCTCCAGAAGGAGAGCACAGGGCCTCGTGATAAACGGTCGGCCTAACTTAGTTCATCGATTTGAGAATGCGGCTATGCTCCATTGCTTCATAACTCTCAATGCGTCCACTATTGAAATTCAGCTTGATTTGTCCCGTCAAGCCTTGTGACTGATATTTCCAGATCCGATCAATCACATTCTTCGGCAAATCGAGCACCAAGACATCATTCATCATCATCCTTGCCCATTTCTTCTTCTGATATTGGAGTAATGCCCCACCACTGACAACTCTTGGCATAGTCCTCATAGGATGGGAATGAAATCCAATCAGGTTCTTCAGTGCCGGAGGTGCATGCTTGATAGGCTTGCATCATCTTCTGAAGATCATTCATTTCTTCTCCGTCATCCGCTGCTTCAGGCTCTTATGGCGATCCGCCGCAAACTCCGCCGGCGTATGCGTGGCACCGCTCTTCAGATTCTTCGCCTCATTCACCTTACCGCCCGGCGTGAAATGGAGACGGATCTTTTTGCCCGAGGGTTCGGTTTTCACTCGATATCGTCCGCCGCCCGGAATCGGCATGGCCGACCTCCTCCTCCAATTGGGCCAACTCCTGCTTTTTCTGGCGCAAGGTGAGCTGCGCAATCAACTTCGCGGAATCGACCTCCTCGTTGCACTGCGCACAACGATAGAGCGCCGGCGTCGCCACCGTCCCACTCCCATTCGTCCAGCGCAGGGCAATCATTTGCACAAACTTTTCGCTCCCGCAGGCACAGGCCAGATTGCTCCAGGTATTCATTTGATTCATAGCGACTCCACCGCCTTGCGGAAGGCGTCTTTCAAATCGTGAGGGGATTCTCTTCTCGCATCCAAGGCTCGGCGCGTCTTGTTATACAGCAAATCGTCGGTCGTGGCATTCACCACGCCATACTGCTTTTCCAGTTTCTTCAATTGGGCCTTGCTGGTGACATATTGCGGCGTATCCGTCAGATTCTCAATCCAGCGCCCGCGCCCTTCCTCGAACCAGAGTGCCGGAGCGCTGGGGGCAATGATTTTCGGCATTCGTCGTCCACAGTATTGACATTTCCAACAGACTGGAGAACTCTGAAATGTCGGAGAATAATGATCCTCCTGATTGAGACAATTTTCACAGCGATAGACAAAAATAGGCATTAGTGCCCCACTCCCATCGTCAAGAGACGGTGGTCGGTGCGCTTTGGCTTCGGCGGATCAATCAAGCCCAAGGACGAATCGAGCCAGCCGAATTCGTCATAGGGAATCAGGCGGGTATCTAATTGGGTGCGATCCGCCGTCCGATAACTGCCGGCCAATTGCGCAAAGGCCGGTTGCCAGATTTGCAAGAGTGGATCGAGCCGAAACACTTCCCAGCCCGTGGTCTGTTGCGAGGGACTATAATTCACGTCCAGCAGTTGCCGGTCTCGCGTCCGATAGGACGAGGCCAATTGCGCATGGACCGCACTTTGCTGTTGGATGGGCAGTGTGAG